CGGGAATCGAACCAATTAACTTTCTGTGTATAAGAAAGACCTAACCATAGGTTTTAATAAACATCCAAAACTGGGTCTATATATCGAAAAACTTCAAAATTTTGGTGTTCTGTGTACTCGGTTCCATAATCAAAAGCATAAATAAGCTCTATTATGGGACACCTCATAACAACACCAAATTCCAATTGTTCCAACATAATCAAAAATCTATTCCACTCTAACTCGTCTCCACCATATCTTTCAATATAATCAGACAATAATATAATGTTTGGTAAAGGTTTCAACCCTAAATTGACCCTTAAAGCATTTATAAAAGGAGACATTGGTTCTGGTTGTAATTCTAGCATTTTCATCTCTATCAGACGTTTAGCACGAAAATGATCAGTGGAACACTTAAATTCCTCTAAAGTCCAACCATAAGTGTCATGATTTTCAAGACCTTTGACAGTACCAAAAGACCTGAGGTGTTTCCCTAAACAACCCCAAGCAACCCTTTCTCTAATACAATACGCATTTTTAAGAAAGGTCATGGCATTAAATGAATGTCTTAAAGAAACCGTGATTTCCCATCCAGCGTCTTTGGCAGCACGCTGGAGCTGCATAATAGGGTCATCAAACCCGTTTGTGACTATCTCACGGTAAATGGAACATGCTATTAAAAAACTAGCAGCACAATTAGCTGGGGTGGTTAATGCACTTCCACTCTTTTCATAATAAGTGGAACTTTGTAATGTAACATATTCCTTCTCGTTAGAAGGATTAACCACATCAAAAGGCAAAGCACACTGTAAACACAACTTCTTAGCTATATCGTATATACCTGAAAAATCTGCCAACAACAATAAGCTGGCAAACACAGGTAATCCATTTGATGAATCACAGGATTTGATGTCCGTTTCAAAACCTAATATATGTCCATCGATATTGTAAACAAAATAACCATCATCACTAAAATATATAAACTTAGCTTCTCCTGGTTGCAAATTGGAAGCTTCATTATACATTAAAGTAGATTTTTGTATAGATTGAGCATCTGAGAAAACTATTTTAAAAGATGTCAATGGGTTATCTCTAGAATAAATCGTAACCACTGATTGGGGTAAGACACTTTCAGCAACTAAATCAATCTCTTTCTTAAACATTGCTTTCAATACTTCAGCCTCAACTGTATTAACAAGTGTACACTCTTTATTTGACAAAAATAATCTGTCAGCCTTCCCATATTTCCTCAATTCTGGTTTAATTTGAGCTTTAAACCTAGAATTATTAGTGAGAATGTTAATTAGAGTTTTTTCTTGTTCTGCATAATTACGATACAACAAACTTTTGGGGTGAGGTAAAGAAACTCTTGCTCTCAATACATCTACCCTATCAAACAACATATACAATGGAGAATATATAAAATCAATCACTCCATCCCATAAAAACCCAAAACTTGATTTAATGTAATCTCTTACACTATACCAAAATAAGGTCTTATCACTAGGACGTAAGCGAGAAAGACAATCTAAATAATAATCTTTTTTATCACTTAATATAGAATATTTCATTCTAAATTTGGGTGTTCCAGTTAGTATCATTGTTTTCTTTGTTGTTATTCGTGATTCCATGGGTTCATAAATAGCACCACAAATGGAAGTCACATCATTCAATATCTTGTTAGGAAATCCACACAATAACTTGTACTGATTGGAGTTGTATTCTTCTTCCAAATCTCTAGATTTAAAAATTCTAGACATGGCATTACACACACACATCTCTGAAAATGTGGGCAATGCAAAAGCCTTGAAAGGCTCTATTGAAAACATCTTAACCCAATCCATCCTCTCCTTCACTTCTTTGGTATTAAAGGAGATATTTGTTAATAACCCTGTTCTATCGGTATCAAAATTAAAACCATTACTTTTTAATATGTTAAATTTACCGTTTATTTTATAAGGGTTAATGTGGGATTCTGTCCTTGGTATAACAGACCTAACACCTTTTGCCAAGGTGTATGGTGTCATCTGAACAGCAGTCAACATTTGGTTTGGGAAACTAACAGAACGGTTGTGATATAAGTAAAAAATAAACAAACTATTTTTAATATAAGTTGGAAAATTTTTTAACAAAGTACCAATCTTCAATCTCAAAGCTTCATAATTGCGAAAATCTGTATGCAAAATCCCTATGGATTCATACAAAACATCATACAATGTAGTGTGAACCAATACCCGGGAAACAGGGATTACTACATTGCAGGCATTAAATTGAGGTATATTGACAAATGAATACATATTCATAATCAAATTCTTTTTAAACAACAATAAATCAACATTGGGTACATAAACATATTTACCTTTATCTTTATAAAACCCATCATTATGTGGTAAATACCACACATCTGTGATTTTTTCCTCCGATTTGTCATTTATCAATTCTAAACTTGCCTGCAAATCATATTGTTCTTCAATCTGTTCGGAAACAATATGTTGTTGCAAAACACTAATTTCAGCATCCACCTTGATCTTACCATCCTTAGGCTTATTTCCTTTTCCTCTCCAATACCTTCGTCTATTGGAGGCTTCCTTTTGAATACGCTTCTTATTTGCATAATCAATACTCTTATCAGAAGTCTTAACTAAAACACTCTTTTGAAGTGAGTTTTGGTGAACATTTCTGTCACCGGTGTCCAAATCTTCAGCATTGGCACTGGATTTTCCGGGTTGTCTCCCTGCTCGCATATTTGAAACGAAGGTGCGAAAGCGTCATCAAATCTAACATTAAGAAATAATGACTCATACAATGTACTATCCCGGTTCATACATCATGAAAGGCGGCCTTTTCCAAGCCTTCCCCAAAAAGGGGAAATTGATTGTAACATCACAATCATTAACCTCTGTATTTATCTAGTAAAATACTGGGTGGTACGATATAAATCGGGTGCATATACACCAAAAAACCTTTGCAAAACATTTAACCCAATGTTTAAAGGGTTTCTACTATACTCGCAGCTGAGTCCACAATTCACATTGTGATTCTTCGGTACTTTAAAGTCTTCCGGACTAGGGCTTTATTCATTAATACTGCTGACACTTATAAGCAGATGTAGCTGCTACCATCATTACAATATTTCAACGCCTGGTATAACATCCAAATTTGAAAATGAATCTGAGGAAGATTGTACATTACCAACAGTCTGTAAAACAGTTGTTGCGAAATTGCTTGAAAAACAACTCCACATATAGAACGGTGTTCTAACGTTATGTATAAAAGTACTACTCGGACCATTACATGCACAAACCGCAACCCTCTTAAAGGAAAAGGGGACTGGTGCCATTGTATTGTTAACCAAAATCGCAGTAAAAGAACCAGCGTAGATCACTTGATTTACTATTTGACGCAATTGTCCAGCACCATTTGTGTATGGCTGGAACTGAATTTGCGTTGGAGAAGTCGTAAATTGACCTAAGAACCCGTTATCTTGAACTGACGTAACTATTGATTGGCAACCGTTACGCAGCTGATATGGAGCCCAATTTCCACTAGCAAACCTATAAAACGTGGTTGGAAGAAATGAACTGGCAGTATTTGAATACCAACAAATATTCCAAGAAATCTTTGCAGAAATCCTGGTCATTGGAGGCACACTAATGGTGTAGCTATAGTGATCGAAAGCTGTATCCGCACTAGTAACTGACCAATTCACTATATTCGGTGCTGAAATGGGTATGGATACATGTTGCATATTTAAGGGTACAGATGGTATCGACCCCGCAGATGTATTTGTGCCATACTCTCTAAAAATATTGACTAAATGACGGTAGCGAATTCGTCATAGTCTCAATTTTGAAATGGCTTTACCAATGCCACCCATAGCAGTCAAAGCCATAGATTGAACACCGGAACGTGCCATAGGTAGTACAACAGGAGCCAACTCCTCTAAGACCATGGTCACAGCTTTTGCCATTAAAGCTGGAACCTTATCATTAGGATTAGCAACTCTCAATTGGGCTAATCTTTGTACTGCCGTATTCACTACTTCAAAACCTCTTGCATCGGAATGTGTTGGAGTATGAAAAGCTGCTGTCAACGGACCGATAAACTCGACATGTTGACAGACTTCAATTTCAAACAATGCACCTTGCGGTACACTCATCAATAATACCATTGGTGATCCACCAATGGAAGCTGCAAAATTTCCTCCCAATAAATTAGCTGTAACAGCAGAAGCAAAATCAGGTGATAATGCATAACCACTAGAATAGGAATAAACAGCGTTTGTAGCCAAACTTGTTCCAGCATTGTCCAAATTATATGGACCACTGTAATCAATCTCAGAATTCTCAGCTGATCCAGTTACGAACCACTCCTTTTTTGCTGTAATCCTCTCAATCAATGTTTCATCTTGTGTTCCTAATGTAGAAATAAAAGCTGTACCACTATTTAAAGTGTTTAGATTTGAGTGATTTGGAGCGGTGTACTGGTAATATAATCCACCTGTATTTAATACTGTACCAACATATTGGGAAGATGCCCCAAAGGATACAATACGACCCTGAACTTGTGCTTGAGCACCAATAGCGTCATTAAATTGTGATGAAAAATAAGGAGAATTAATATAATATGCAGAACAACCTTTTCCAGTTAATTCGGAATTAGCTGAATTGACATTTGTGACCGTATAAGCTGCTGAAGCAACAGTTGTTGTTGCTGCACCGGTCATGCCATAAACTGCACCTGAGGTATTGGCCGTACCCGATAACAAAGATGTAATCTTTGTATTTGCTGGAAAACCAGCACCAGTCACAATGATCTGTGAACCTGGTCCCAAAAGAACTGTACTGTTACCAACCAATGTGATCGTTGAAGATCCACTAGTAGTGGAGGCAGTACCACCATTGGTAACAGCATTTGCTGTGGAAAACATAGCTGGAGACACCGAGAAGGTGTTCAATTCAGCAGGAGTCAATGGTGGTCCAACGACTGCAACTGGTGAATCCTTTGCTAAACATGGCATAAAAAAGACTGGAATATATGTTTGAGATGCAGAAGTGGCTTGGGGTCCTGCCACTACAAATCTAGTAAATAATTTCAGCTTCTGTGATGGTCTAGAAGGTGCTTTAGGAATACAAGCACCATCAGACTCAGGACTCCACGGATCAGCTAAAGCGCGTGCATATTTGGCTGCACAAACACTTAAGCCCTTTTGACTAAGAGCCAACATGTTGGCTTGAATGGGATTCCTTGCTCTTGTTTTTTGTTTTAACACAACAACTTTTGGTTGTTTCTTGTTTTTGTTTTTGTTAATTTTTATTTGTTTAATTGTTATTTTCTTGTTGATGCGATTTCGTTTCACCTGGTTGGATACATCAATCCTTCCAGACGGCGAGGATGAGCCTAGCCTGCTCATTCTTGTTACACGCTCACTAGCCACTAAAAGCTCACGTGGTCTCCTCTTTAGGTAGTAAACCCCGGGGGAAAGGTACTCCTCACGGCCCTTTGTAGTGTGCAAGCCTACATTTGCTAAATGTGGTAACCAATACACACAAACCTGAATCATTGCACGGGAGCGAATCACTGTGCAGGTTACAAAGGTCAATTGAATTAATATGCGCCATCAAGCCATATTTACAAAATTTATACTCGTTTGCCTATGCTCTCTTAACCGAGCAGAAAGGTAATAAAACCGATTGTCAAAACACGCAAGAGTTTTTTCATCCAGATCTCGCTGGAACAAAGAAAAACAGAGG